GGCTTCGCTCTTTTTCTTCTCTTTGTATGACTCTATATTTTTTATATAACTGCACACTGTGGCATAACTGATGGTATATCCTTTGGATAACAGAAACTGGTGGATATCCTTCTTCAGCATGCACTGCTTGCGAAGCCCCGTAGCTACCTTAACGGCATTCTTCAGGCAAACCCCTATCTCGTCCTTAATCTCTTGTGTAAGGCGGCGAGGGCGGCGTTTGGAACTGTCATACTTGGGCTGGACGGTAAGCAAATCACTCAAAGCCTCTTCCGGATTATCAGTACGGATGGCCGATTCGTATTCTGAAAGAATATTGTCAACGGTATGACGGCTAACATGAAGTTCACGAGAAATACGCCGCTTGCTATAACCGCATACTCTATACATGTGTATTATTGATTGTCTTTCTACCATAGTCTTCATTTTACCTTTGTATTTGGATGATACAAAGGTCATTATACTTATCCTATGGTGGCACACTTTTCAATTAGTATCTACAACTAATATCAATTATTATCTGATAAATCAAACAACAAAACTTTCCTCTTGATTTGCTTTTGAACCAACAATATATGGATTTGGCATATTTTCAATGCCCCCAGCAACATGCAAAACCCAAAACTAATAAAAGGAATCGCTTTCACAAGCAATTCCTTTTCGCATTATGAATAAACAAATACTTTACTATTTCCAAGTAATGTTATAAAGCAATATTTACACGATGTTTGAAAAATGATGTCTATGTTCTTCTACCTAAAATTACTTCTAAACAATCTTTACCATTTTAATACAATATACATGCCAAATTTCAAACAATAGCCATACATACATGATTAACAGCACTATACAAAACAGAAAACTAAAAAAAATATTGTGTATGTGTGGATATAAATGTAGAAAATATCCACAATGCGCAATATTTATATTTAACAAAGCATATACGGTAAATATAAGTTATTCGTATAACATTCATAAAACATACCCTGCCAGACATCGCTATTCTTAATTAAAAACAAAATCACATATTGTTCATTTTTAAACCGAAACCAAAATGTTACTGCAACTGAAAAGAATTTTCAAAGGAGCGACTTATACAATCGGGCGTTTATACATTGACGGAAAATATTTCTGCGATACTCTGGAAGACAAGGTGAGAGAACTTCCGGCATACTGTCCGAACACGCCTAAAGGATTGAATTGCGAATGCCCGGAAAAGGTTTATTCAAAGACCGCTATCCCATCAGGAGAATACAAGGTTACGATGGAATACTCACTCAGATTCAAACGTGTCTTACCAAGACTGCATGATGTGCCGCATTTTATTGGAATCCTAATACATCCCGGAAACACCGCTACCGATAGCGCAGGGTGCATTCTTGTTGGGAAAAACAAGGTAAAAGGCAAGGTGCTGGAATCAAGAGCCACTTCGGATGCCTTGAATGAGATTTTAAAGAAAGAGCGAGAAATTAAAATTCATGTTTCATAAGAACACTTCCGAAACAGCATCCAGCCCTAAAAAGTTGGGTGCTGTTTCCATATAAGACCAGACTATGAGAAAGATAATTCTAAACAACATACTTATAATCATGGCGGTTTCTGTCATTACGATTGCCGCTGCAAATATCTAAACATGGGAATTTATGCAAAACTGAGACCACCCCAGAACATTAAAATTGACTTCAGACCGTCAGAAAGGCAATATGAACTATGGAAATTGCTTCAACCGGATTATTGCCCCAAATGTGGCGGTCACATAACACAGAAACTCATCGGATACGATGTAAAAAAGAATCCACAATACAAGCCTGTTTGTGAGTCATGTGGAAACACAAATCTGCCACAAATGATATTAGGTGGTGGAGCAGCAGGTGGTGGAAAATTGTTTTTGGGAGCCTGTTGGCTCATTATTTCCTGCATGAGATTTGAGAACATCCGTGCGGTCGTGGCACGTAAGACAATCAAGTCTTTGAAGGAATCTACTTGGAATACGATCAAGACGGTTCTAAAAAACTGGGGATTAAAAGAAGAAGTGAACTACAGAATCAATAATCTGGAAGGTACGCTTACCTTTTGGAACGACTCTGTCATTATCATGAAGGAAATGGTCGATCTGCCTTCTGACCCGAACTTCGAGCGATTCGGTTCTTCCGAATATACGATTGCCATGATCGACGAGGTGTCGGAGATTTCGGAAAAGGCGGTTGAAGTGCTTTTTTCCCGTCTTCGTTGGAGAATACACGAGACATTCAAGACATCCAGAATGTTTATGAGCACCAACCCGACTACAAACTGGGTACGTTCCCGGTTCGTACAGGATGAAAACGGAGACAAGGTGGAATGCCGGGAGGGAGAGGCTTATATACCGTTCTCCGTATTCGACAACCCGGACATCGCTTTCCGGCAGACTTACGAGGCGGCATTGAACAAGATTCGTGACCAAGCCACAAAGGAGCGTTTGTTATATGGTAACTGGGATTTCGTGGAAGCCAACGATATGGCCGTTTACCACAATTTTGACGGTTCCAGACATCTTATAACGAACCTGAAGGAAAAGGTCTACGATCCGACCAAACCTATCATTACCATCTAGGACTTCAATGTTGCACCCAGAATGTCTACTTTGTTGGCTCAGATAAACTATGACAAAAAAGAGATATATGTCATAGAGGAAATATTGGGATTGCCGGAAAAGAAGGAAAACAATACTCCGGCTCTGGCAAGGAAGATACAACAGAAATTGTATAGGGAAAAACATATCGGAGGGGTGGACGTGACAGGAGACCCTGCCGGATTACAGCGTTCAACCACAAATGAAGATGGGACAAACAACTACACCATCATCACGGAAACACTGGGCAAGGGCGTATTGAAACCTAAGATCAAGCTCTTAAAAAAGCAGCCTCCACAAGTTACCCGATGTGAATTTGTCAATGAGGTGTTCGAGGGATTTGA